GTCATTCTGCTGATTGTCCAGGGTATAACTCAATTACACGTTTCATAGAAAAACGATCTTTGCGTTTTGTATAGGTTTCATTCCAAATCTTATCTTTTCTATAGGTGTACAGTTTTTTCTGTTTTCTATAGACAAAATTTTCAACAGGCAAGAATATCGCAGTTTGCCATTCTGCTACACCTAAGTCGAGGAACCTAGAGCGCACACCTTGTCGAATGTATTTATGAAAGGTAGTTTTAGGTACACGGAGAAGGTTATCTTCTATTAAAGTTTTTATAATACCATTTCTATACTTAGGTTGCATATAATGTAGATTTACACCCCTAAATGACCTATTATTATGGTCTATAACATACAACAATGGAAACTCATCCCAATATGGTATTCTTTCCATTGTTGCGGAATATTCAAATAGGTATAGGTGTCCTTTTCTTACATCTGTTCTAGATCTATTAGTATCTTGAAATTTATCGTCTGTTAATGTCTCTTTCTTTTCATCTGCTTGCATCTTTTCCATTACAGTCTCTGCATCTTGGAATCTCTTAGCAATTGTACGCACCTGCTTCCTATACCACGATGCAGTTCTAGCATGTGATCCTGCTTTTTCTTTTACTTCTTCAAATATAGTTTCTCTAGACATTTAGGTGTTCCTCTGTAAGGATCATGAATTTCATCCTTCTATCATCACACCAGTCTTCCGCAGCATTCCACTTTGCTTTATTCTTCATAAAGGTCATTACAGATTTCTTCCATGCTATAGTTTTCCTTTTAGGGTTCTTATCTGGACCCTTGACTTGTTTCTTAGGTTTTATTTCAACTATGCTTTTTGCGAATTTACCTTCTTTGGTTAGTACTTTTATGTAAAAGTCTGGATAATACCTATGTATTCTCCCATCAGTGGGACAACGGTAAGGTATGATAACCTCTTCGCTTCCCCACTCGACTATAGATGGTGTGTGATCACAGAAGATCATGAACTTTCGTTCCCATAATGATCTATAGATAACCCTACTTGGATTACCTCTATACTTCTTAGGGTTTATTGGTCTGTATAACCCTGAGTAAGCCATACTAAATAAAATATAATTCCCCGTACTATATTTAGAGTGTCTAGAACTACTATTAAGGATCAGATTAATCGCATAGCACAGAGGGGTGGTATGGCGATGTCGAATGGATTCGCTATAAAATTTTCTTTGGCGGCTGATTTACAAAAACATATGGATTCTGTTCTATCAGATTCAGACATATATGAAGGTTTTTGTGATGAAGCATCATTACCATCAGCACAGTCAGCGACTGGTCAAACAACAGGAAAATACCTAGGTGAAGGACAGGTATCATATCCACATACTAAATTGTATACAGATTTCCAGTTAGGATGGATGGCTGATGCTAACATGGAACCATATAAGTTCCTTAATTCATGGTGGCAGTATATTTTTCAAGAGTCTGATGAGGAAGGACCATATGATAAGGAGAAGTATTTTCCTCAAACATCAGGAAAAACTTATGGACAAATGATGTCTATAACTGGTGATGGTTTAAAGAAGAGAAATAGGACTACTAGGTTACGTTATCCAGAGTCATATGTATCTACACTACAAGTTGCTAAGGTAGAAAGAGGACCAACTAGTGATACTCAGAGAGTTTCTATGGTTCATGTATTACAAGATGCATATCCATATAGTGTTGAAACTGTACCACTTTCTTTTGGTGGATCAACATTAGTTAAAGTTACTGGTAATTTCTATTACAGTAAGCATTATGTCTATTATAATGATCATACAGTTTCACCAGGTGGAGGATTGTTTGGTTGGGTATCTCAACTATTTGACACAAATAACGATGGTGAACTGGATTTATCATCCTCAGATATCGCATAAATAAAAAAAAGTTTACATTATGGCATTACCAAAGGTTACCGCACCGACATATGAGTTGGAACTTCCATCTACAGGTAAAAAAATTAAATACCGTCCGTTTCTTGTTAAAGAGGAGAAAGTACTTCTTATTGCGATGGACTCGAATGATGAGAAGCAAATACAACAAGCATTAGTAGATACAATAAAGGCATGTGTTGTCACACGTGGTGTGAAACCAGAAGAACTGCCTAGTTTTGATTTAGAGTATCTTTTCCTCAGAATACGTGCTGCTTCTGTAGGGGAAGAGATAACTCTTAATGTTAAGTGTATGGATGATGAGAACACACAAGTCTCTCATACTATTAATATTAATGATGTTGAGGTAATTAAACCAGAAGGTCATACAGACAAGGTTATGATTACTGATAAAGTTGGTGTTATTATGAAGTATCCTAGTCTTAAACAGTTTGTTGAGACTCAGTTTGTAAAGGATGCTGAGTTAGATGGTATGAACATCGTTATTAACTCTATAGATCAGATTTTTGAAGGTGATGAGGTAACAGAAGCGAAGGATTGTACTAAGAAGGAATTGACTTCATTTGTGGAGTCTCTTACTTCAGAGCAGTTCAAGGAGATGTCTAATTTCTTTGCAACTATGCCTAAGTTGAGTCATACTTTTGAGGTTACTAATCCTAATACAGGAAAGAGTTCTACATATACTATAGAGGGATTACAAAGTTTTTTCGGATAGCACTCTTCCATACAAATTTGGAAGAGTATTTTCAAACTAATTTTGCCCTGATGCAACACCATAAATATAGTTTGACTGAGCTAGATAATATGATGCCCTGGGAAAGAATTGTATATCTTGCACTTCTTACCCAATACCTTGAGGAACTCAAACAGAAGCAACAAAAATAATGCCATCTGGAACACAAGGATACCAAACAACATCAGGTGATTCACCGTTAGATAAACGGTTGAGTCAGGCAATTAAAGATATTCCTGATTTCTTTACGGGAACGAAGAATGCGTTCGTAAAGATTGATGATGATAATCTGATGATAACTGGTGCGACTAGCGATTTGCTAGGACCATCACAGAGTGATCTTGTCAAGCCTCAGGACGATTTTACAGGTAGTGGGGGTGGACTCACTAGGATAATTGATGTATTATGGACAGTTGTTGAGGAAGTTGAGGAGACTAATCAGTTAGTTGAAGGACAAACCAGACTATTAGCTGCTTCGGTTGAAGTACAGGCAGATGCTCTTAGAGAGCAAAAGAGACTTAGAAGAGAAGAGAGGTTAGAGCAGACACAGGATTTATCTGGAACTCAAACATATGGATTGCTTGAGGGTGCAAAGAAAGGTGGCGGTGGCGGTGGTCTATGGGATTTAATTCAAGGTCTTGGTGATGCTGTAAGAGCATTTAAATGGGCTAGGAGACTTCTTCCTTCCGCACGTATGCTTCCATCAGCATCGATGCTTCCACCAGCATCCTCTACGAAGTTGCTTACTGGTAGTGCGATTCCAAATGCTAATGTTAGAGGGACACAGAATTTATTACCATCATCTAATGTAACACGTTTAAGTAAGAAAGAAAAACTTACTAATCTTATTAATCATCCTAATACTCCTATTAATGAGAGGGAAGCAGCAGAGAAAGCATTAAAGAATCTGGATGGTGTAACTCCAAATAAAGGAATGTTTAGTGGTCTTCAAGATACACTAAAGAATCTTAAGATGCCAGAGATGCCTAAGATACCTGATCTTGGTATAGCTAAGTTCTTAAGTACACCTGGTGTTAAAAATGCTATTCCTTTATTGAGTGCAGTAACAGGAACAATGTCTCTTGCTGAAGGAGATTTTGCTGGTGCTGGTGTTGACTATGCTGATGCTGCTATTGATACAACATTACTTGCTGGTGGTGGTGGAGCTGCTGCTACTGGTGGTAGTGGAATAGTTGGTGGTGTATTAGCACCAGCAATGACTGTTATTGGTACTGGGTTAGCATCATCATTCGTTGGTGAGATGACTCGTGGTGTTGGTGACTGGATACGTGGAGATGGAAGTAATCAAGCTAAGAATGTTCTTGGTAGTCTTACTGATGGTTTATCTGGTGCATTAGAAATAGTAGGAACCCCATTCCGTGCTCTATATGAGGGTGCTAATTCACTTATTAAGACTGGTGGATTTGATGAGTCTAATAAGGTGATGGCTGAGGTTGATGCTAATATACGTGAGTCTGGTAGAAAATTTTTAAATCAATTTGACTTCCTTAATATAGTACCTGATGAAGTAGGTGGATTTGGAGCACTTGGTCTATATGGAGATCATGCAGATAGTGCAGTACAGAACTTAAAGGATGGAAAAACAAGTGAAGGTAGTGATCTTAATGCTTCTAATCAACCAGAATCACCAATAAAGAATGCAGAGGGTGGATCATATATTGTAGACAACCCTGAGATAACTAGAGGATTGATGGGTGGTGAGGCAGGTAAGGAACTTGTTACGTTTACTCCATTAGGTAAGTCATTCAGAGGTGGTTTGCATGATGCATTAGCATCGGCTATAGAAGTACCCATGAAGGCAGCAGGTGGTGGTATAATGGCAATGGCTGCTAAGTTACCTGGATTCTTAGGTCCACTAGGAGATCTAGTAAAACCAGGTATACAGAAGTTGCTACAACCACTTGCGAATATCTTTGATATGCCTAATATGACTCCTTCTGGTGGGTCATCGTTAGCAGCATTTGATCAACTTAAAGGTCATTTTGAGAATATGTTCTCAGGATTAACAACAGGAATCAGAGGTCTCGCAGATAAATTCTTACCCTCTAATTTGAGAAATATGTTACCATTTGCACAGGGAGAACCACCTTCTCCTCCAGCAGAAACTAGGACTAGTACTAGGACTAATGAACGTCTACCTGGTGTTGCAGGAGGACAATTAAATTTAACAGCAGAAGATTGGGAGTATATAACCAGAGCAGTTCAAGGTGAAGCAGGACCAGATGATGATCAATATTATGTTGCAGCAAGTATCATAAACAGGATGGCTGATGCTAGATGGGGTGGTGCTGGTGCTTCAGCGAAAGATATTGTTACAGCAGAGGGTCAGTATGAAGGATATAAACCTGGTGAGGCAATGAGTAGAGAGCAGTTCAATAGGTTGACTGGACAGAAAGGAATGGCTAAGATTATAGAAGCATTGATGGTATTAAAAGGGAGGACAGATTTTAAAGGTGTAAGTGAAAGACATAATATGGGTGCAACTGATATACTTCCTAATGAAAAAGCTAATTTCTATCATTACTTGGAAGAAGCATCAGGTAGTCATATTCAATTTGATCCATCTTTTGAGAGAGATGATTGGAAGAGATATGTTAATTCTGATTCTCTCATTACAAAACCTCCAACACCAATTAGTGCAATTCAACCAACAATACAACAGAATACAAATGATACTGCAATGATGCTACAGGCAGCTGGGTTGTCTGCATTAGCTAATGCATCAAAGCAAACACCAGCAAAACCAGAAGCAGAGTTAGGTGGTAGTGCTTGGCAACCTATTACTGATAGTAATGCTATTGGATTAGCTAATTTAACTATGTGGTCTATAGGTCAGAGATAAATGAGTCAGGATACGTCACAATCACCCTCTAGTTTTGCCTGGAAGAAGGTGGAGATAGAGACTCATGATGGTAAGACATATAATATGACTCCCATTGTATTTGGATTCATGTACTATGAGGATATATCTAAACCATTCATTACTGCTAATCTATTCATTATTGATTCTGGTATGAATGCTCGTTCAGAAGCACCCATACAAGGATATGAAAAGGTTACTATAGAAGTATCAGCACCAGGAGAGGATGGAACTGATCAGGATTATGAGTATGAGTTCTATGTTTATCGTTTAGGTGATATTGTTATATCCAATAAAGTTCAGACTTATAACATGGGTTTGATATCAAAGGAAGCATTACAGAATGAGGGAGTTAGAATCAGTAAGACAATGAAGGGATATCCTCATGATATAGCAAAGGAGTGTATAGAGGATTTTCTTAAGAGTGATAAGGACTTTTTTGCTGATGAGGCAACTAATAAATCTGTCTTTATTGCATCTAATAAAACACCATTCACTGTCTGTGCAAATCTATTATACAAGTCAATGTCTGCACCAACACCAAGGACAGATAGTGGTAGTGATAACTCAACTCTAACAGGACATTCAGGGTTTATGTTCTTTGAGAATGCTAAAGGGTTTAACTTCAGATCTATTAATAATCTATGTGATCCTACTAAAGATCTTCCAGGTGGTGATGGAAAGGGAAGAACTTTTGTAGATACCGCAACTCCAGATGGATCATTGTCTAATGTAATAACTAATGTTACGTTTGAGAGTGAGATCAATGTTATGGAGGGATTACGCTTAGGAGCATATTGTTCTGAATTACAAACATATAATTTTGATACTGGATATGTGGAGACTGGATTCTTCTCTGCTAAAGATGAATATGATAATCAATCACATTTAGGAGCGAATGAAAAACTCACAGAAGGTCAGATAAAACTATCAAAGACACCTACTAGAATTACTTCTTCTATCATTTCAAATGAGGCATATTATAGTGGTCAGGATAATGCATCAGTTGATGCTGAGATAAAAGATTGGACTAAGAATACTCTGGTACAGTCTATTTCACGGAATTATCTCCTAAATACACAAGGATTGAAGATTGAAGTCCCAGGAAATCTCGATTTAGTTGTAGGGGAAAAAGTCAATGTAATCCTCCCAAGTTCGGTAACCCAAGATGAAAGAGCGACGGCTCCAACAGATACCGAGAACAGTGGGGTTTATTTGATCACCCAATTGTCTAGATTTTATGATAGACCTACCATGAACGTCAAGACGGTGTTAAAATTACATAGAGACTCTTACGGTTATGAAGAGCCTGGGACTTCGACCTAATGCATTTACTACTATGGAATCAATAGAAGCACACATTAAAAAAGACAAAGAGATCTTGGATGATCCAACAACAAATCCTCAAACGAGGAGACACATTGAGGAAGAACTCCATGATCTAATAGAATATGAAGAGCATCATCATGATGAGATTGAAGCAGGAGATCATCACGATCCTAACTGCATTGAACTCTTTTGTGACCAACATCCAGATGAACCAGAGTGTTTAATTTATGACGATTGATTATGGATCCTGTAGTTAACTCACTATTACCTACCTTTAATATTGGTTCCGATGGAGCTCAATGGTGGGTAGGACAAGTAGAAGAAGTTGACAACCCTAAGAACTCCAACCGTTTTAGGGTCAGGATTGTTAGTGCTCATTCATCTATATGTGCTGACGTACCTAGGGAAGATTTACCTTGGGCTCAAGCTGCACTACCAGTTACAATACCATACAAAGATGGTGGAGCATCTGGTGCAACTGCTAACCTTGAACCAAGTGATTGGGTTTTAGGTCTCTGGTTGGATCCAGAGAAGACTAAACCTTTAATTCTTCATTCTATTGGTCACGTTGCTAATGCTGCTGATGAACCACCAGAGCAGATGACTCAGGCTGTTGCTGAGTTGAATTGTCTTTCATTTACACCTAAAATTAATGCTAGGACAAATCCAGTAACAGATCAACCAGTTGATGCTAAGGAGACAAATAAGAACTTAGCATCTGGTGTAGTTGCAGGTACTTCCACAGGGAATTATTCTGCACAAGATCTTGCCCATAGAGGTAAGAATAGTGTAGCAAACCCATTAGGTACTCAAGTTTGTGTTGCTGTAGCACAGGCAGAGTGTAATGGAGAGACTAAGAAGGACATCAAGTATATCTTGAGTGAATTGTTTAGGATGGTTGATGAGAGTGGTGGTAACTTGGGTGACTACCTTGTTAGTAAGGCCAATGGTGAGATCTTTAGTTATGTGAATAAGGCCAAGGGGTATATTAACAAGGTTCTTAGAGTCGTTCGTGATGCTATGGCTCGGATACGTGGAGAGATTATTGCTGCACTAAGGAAGGGTGTGGAATATCTTGTTAAATTAATTCTCTCTCCATTTGAAGGTATCCTAGATGGTGTTCAAGCATGGTTGGAGCAAATGCTTGAGAAGATAGGATGTTCTATTGAGGACATCATGGAGAGATTGACTGACTTCATTACAAGTTTGATCTTTGATTATCTTTTAAAGGTATTCAGAGCAGCAACATGTCAGGTCGATATCTTTGTTAATGCTATCATAAACAAGATCATGTCCTTCGTGAACAATCTTCTCCAAGCTGTACTTGGTCCTCTACAATCAATTCTAAGTATAGCAGGGAATGCATTGAACATCGTTGGTGGTGCAATGTTTAAGATTATGTCTATCCTTGGAATCTCTTGTGGTGGTCTTGATTCTAAGTGTGGTGATGAGAATACAAGATGTACTGCTAAGGAGGAAGAGGAGAAGAGTAATTTCTTAGATGATCTTCTTGAAGATATAGCAAATGGACCTCTGGATTATGGTCAGAGTGTTTGTAATGATGCTAGGGGATACCCATCTCCAATTATGACTGGTGGTATCATCTATGGTGGAACTCCACAGATTCTTCCTGGTGGTGGTAATAATGAATTGATCTATGGTAACCCACCATCAACAGGAGCAGGTACACTTCCACCTGGTGATGGAGATCCTACACCAACAGAAAGACTTGTAAATTATGAGATTGTAGATGCTAATGTTCTCGAAGGAGACAAAGCATATGTTAAGGTGTTGCGTTCAGGATACACACAAGCATCCAGTTCTGTTACCTATAAATCGATAGATGGTAGTGCTACTGCTGGTGAAGATTACATAGCAGTCAGTGGTATCTTAGGATTTGGTGCTAATCAGACAGAAAGAATTATTGAGATACAAACAATCAAAGATTCAGAGAATGATACACCAGAAGATTTTATTATAGAGATTGATTATTCTACTGGTGTTGGAGAAGCATCATTTACCAATACAGAAGCAACTGTAACTATAGGATTGATTCCTGAACCAGAACCAGGAGATCCAACTCCATATATCCCACCTTTCACTGGACCTGGTGGTACACCTATTGTAATTGAACCTATAACTGGTGGTACTCCTGATGATCCTAATAGAGAATTACCAGATACAGGTGTTACTATTCCTATAGAGGTTATTACAGGTGAGATAAGTGTTGGTGTAACCTCAGATAAACTTCAGTATAAAGAAGGAGAGTTCATTACATATACTATTGCAACTAATGGTATACCTAATGGAACTGTTATGGGGTATTCATTATTTGGTACTGATATTACTCAGTCAGATATTATTGGTGGTAATCTATTTGGAACCTTTGCTATTGAGAACAATAAGTCATTAGTAGTTGTTGGTATAGCAGAGGATATAAATGTAGAGGGTGTAGAGAAATTAAGATTCTCGATTAATGGTACTGGTGCAGTAGCAGATGTTGATATACTAGGTCAAGAAGTGAAGTTTAGTTCTCCTACTCCACCTTTAGAGGATCCAGGATTTACTCCACCCACACTTGGTGATCCTATTGTTGATCCAGGTGGTAAGATCATTGAGATACCTATCAATAATCCTGGTGATCCTTATATACTTCCACCTAACATTGCTATTACAGGTCAGGGATGGGGTGCTATGGCGATACCTTTACTTGACTCTGATGGATATGTTACAGAGATACGTGTTACACAAAGAGGAACTAACTACGTTACTAACAAACCAGAGACTGTCAGTTGTGTATTAGATTCTCTTACATTAACTAGACCTGGTCTAGGATATACTTCAACACCTACTGTTTATGTTGATGGAGATTCTACTTTAGTTACTGCTAGAATCAATTCAGATGGTCTTGTTATTGGATTTGATGTTGTTGATAGAACAAAGATCTTTGATGTAGCACCTAAGGTTGAAATCGTAGGTGGTGGAGGTTATGGTGCATATGCACTTGCTAGTTTGAGTTGTCTTGACAGTGAGACTAGAGATCTGCTAGGATATGCGAAGATTGGTACAGGTAGATACGTTGATTGCCCAACATGACGAGTCAAACACAAGAATCAGTAAAGAATACTCAACAAGGACTTTCACAGAACGGAGTTCCTAAACCTACAGGTAAGAAACCACCTGCTACTCCACCTGGTTCCGCTACTGAATCGGCACTTATGTCTGCCGAGAGACTTCTTGGTTGTAAAATTATTAGACAGGTTAATGATGAGGGCAGACCAACATTCATTTTATGTACAGATAATGGTCAGAAGTTAGACTTTGATGAGAAGGGTAATGTATTCCTTGGTGCTTCCAAGGTAGGTGATTCTGATGATGGGGGCAACATGACCTTAAGGGCATGGGGTGACCTAACACTTAAGGTTGGTGGTAAACTTAACCTTGAGATTGAGAATTTCCTAGATCAGGAGAAACCAATCTCTATCAAATCATTTGGTGATGTTAATGTAGAATCTGTAGATGGTGCAGTATCATTAAAAGGTAAGAATGTTAGTGTTAGAGCAACCAATGATTTGAACCTCGTTGGACAGAAGGTTAATATCCAAGGAGGAAATGGTGGTGGAGGTGCAGTATCAGTTGTAGGTAACACGTTTAAAACTGATACTACATTCATTAATAATACAGTCACTGGTGGTATCACACAGAATGTTACTGGTGAGTATACTATCCGTCAGATATTAGATCCAAGATCTAGTTTTAATTTCACTTCTGCTGGACATATGAAGTTCAAAGTAGTTGGTGATATGTCTGCCGAGGTAACAGGTAAGTTAGGTGCGAATGTTGTTGGTACACCTGGTAAACCAGTATCTACAGCAATTCAATCAGATGCTTGTTCTCTTAAGGTAATGCAGGGCAATACATCATTCACTAGTGTTGCTGGTAATCATACAAATACTTTTACTTCAGGTAATGTAACTAACACTATCTCTGCTGGTAATTTAACAGAAACTATAACAGGTAACCACACAGAGACTATTACCAAGAAACTAACGCAAACTGTAACAGATGATGTTACTCAGACGTGGAGTAAGAATTTAACAAGGACTCTTACTGGTAATGAGACTGAAACAATTAGTGGAATGTCTACTAAAACAGTACAAGGTAACTATACTGTAGCTACATCAGGTATTGGTACTATCACTGCCACAAAGAATCTAGTCCTTTATGGTGCTATGATTATGTTAAACTGATGGATGACGATGAACTTCTAGACGAACTTAAAGAACGTATCGCTGAAGGTCCAATCGTCTTCATACCCGATGAAGATTGGGTTGATCAATTAAACCAAGAGGAGGACAGTTAACAAACTGGCACAAGGGTGGGTTGACCGATCCCAAAGAAAATGTTATTATGTATAAATAACTTTACATAACTCAGGACTCGAAACTATCGTAACCCTGTAGATGTAACTAAGATGCTCATGTCGGAGCAATCTACCATCCGCAGGGTCTTTTTGTATCCTTGCGAGACACTTTAAAAACAAACATGTCTATCAAATCAACAATCGCAGCTGTAGCTGCATCACCTTTCCTTCTCGCTGGAGCCGCTTTTGCTGGTCCATACGTGAATGTCGAAAGCAACTTGTCTTATCCTGATGGAGACTATTCTTCAGCAGCTACTGACATCCACGTAGGTTACGAGGGTACAGTTGGCGAAGGTAAGATTGCATACTACGTACAAGGTGGTCCTGCACTAAACCATAGTGAGTCTACTGACGATACAGAAACAGAACTTTCTGGTAAGGTTGGTGCTTCTTATGGTGTTAACGAAGATCTTGCTCTTTACGGTGAGGTTTCTGGTGCTTCTAACGGTGAAGACACAGATGGCGACACAATCATTGATTGGGGTGCTAAAGTAGGTGCTAAGTTCACTTTCTAAATATCTCTAGTTCGAGATGGATCAAAGAGACCCTTCGGGGTCTCTTTTTTTGTCTAAATACTGGCAGAATGATGAGTGCGATGAAGTTCAAGGGTTATACACTCAGTGCGAGTTATTGTTTCTGCGATTCGGTTCCTGTAAGGATGTACTTCATTCATGGTAAACCGTTTACGTATGACCCATTGACTAGAGAACAGAAAGAAGATCCTTGGATTCTATATGAATGTGCTGCTAATCCAGAGTTTAATGATATAGAGATCCATAGGAATTCTGAATATATGATAGAAGAAGAATTACATCCCTTGTTATTTGATGTTCCTCTGATTGATAAGGAAGGTGCTCTTGAAAACCTTTGAAGATTGCTTGGTTGGTCATTTCTCCAATCAACACCAAGCAATGAAAGATCCTAGTCGTTATGCACACATAAACATATCTCATGTTAAACTAGCAGATGGATTATATTATGGTGAGCAAGCATATGCTTATCAACCCACAAATCCATACAGACAGTTTATATTGAAGATAGTTAAGGATGGTAGCGATTATATTATCAGTAATAATCTTATATCTAATCCAAAACCTTATGTTGGATGCAATAATCTTGATGACTGGAAACTTAGACTTTTAGAAAAACGAGTTGGTTGTGATATTAGGTTTAGATTAGATGGTTGTGTATACTATGGTCAGACTGATACTCAGGAATGTATTGTAGACTATAAGGGCAGGAAAACATTTTTACAAAATGAAATAGAACTGACCGAGGATTCATATTGGGTGCTGGACAAGGGTTTCGATGTCGAAACCAAAACTCAGGTCTGGGGTGCTAAGTGGGGACACTTGAAATTCTACAGGAGGCATGATATAATTCAACCAAGTACATGAGTCAAATGTTGGGACCGTCGCCTATTGGTTAAGGCCCACTGCTTATAACGGTGTGAATCGGGTTCAATTCCCGACAGTCCTACCTTGACTCAGTAGCTCAGTGGACAAGAGCAATTGCCTTCTAAGCAATCGGTCGTAGGTTCAAATCCTACCTGAGTCGCCAGGGAGTGTAGTCCAATTGGTAGAGACAGACGACTTAAAATCGTCACAGTGTGAGTTCAAATCTCATCACTCCTACTAATTTTTTGCCATCATAGCTCAGTGGTAGAGCAACGCTTTTGTAAAGCGAAGGTCGTTGGTTCAAATCCGACTGGTGGCTTCCTCTTTTGAGGATAGGTGACGACACCGATATTCTGGACAGGGGTTCGATTCCCCTCATCTCCATTTCGGGGGGATGCCCAGGTTTCGACAGGGTGTTATGGATCGTGACTGAAACCTGCTTGGATAAGCAAACCATATCTGCCAAAACAGATACACCTGCTGCGAATAACATCGTAGCATTCACTCGCATTCCTACTGCGAATGCTCGCCAATTGGCGACTGTCTAAGGACAAGTGATCGGGGTTAAGTCAGCCTTGTTACCCAAGTGACTCATTGGGGGTGAAATGCCCCCTCTAAATAATAGGAGTGGCGAAAAATTTCTCTGGTAAAATTTTCATGAAAAAGATCGTTATCGTTGGTGCTGGTAGTGCAGGATTGATCGCTGCTTCGCTAATTAAAGGATGCTGGAATAATAGAGTCGAGGTAGAAGTAATATATGACTCTAGAGCAAAGAATATTGGTGTAGGAGAGAGTACTACTCCATTTCTTACGGGTTTATTCTGTCAGTTAACGGGTACGAGTAGTGAAGAGATTCTTAGAGAATGTGGTGGTAGTGTAAAATTAGGTATTGATTTTAAGAATTGGAGACCAAATGAGAGTTATTTTCATGGATTTGCCGAATTAGGTGGTATTGATGAAGGAGAGAATGTTTTATCAAGTACTGTCTATTCTTTATTAGAGAAAAAGTACAATGGTGGAGTATTATACAACAAGAAAAGCACAAAAGTACCTGATAGGGATTTTAGGAGGTATAATCATGCATTACACATCGATACTAAGAATTTTTCAGATTTCTTATTTAAGAGGTTAACTAATTCCCATAAAGTAAAATTTACTGATGCTGTTGTAGATAAGGTACGAGTTGATCCAGAATGTAAGAATATACAACATATAGAACTTGAGGATGGACGTAGAGTTGAAGCAGATTTCTTTATAGATGCTTCTGGTTTTAATACTGTATTGTTTAAGCACTTGAATCCACAATGGATTGATACTTCATGGTATCTTCCATTAGATAGAGCAATACCACAACAAGTTCCTTATGAGTTTGAAGAAGTTCCATCATATACAGTATGTGAAGCAACTGATGTTGGGTGGATATGGAAAATTCCTATTGGAAATAGGTGGGGTACTGGATTTTTATATTCTTCTAAATTCACTTCTGATGAAGAAGCAAGAGAGAAATATGATGTTTGGTTGAAGAATGAATTTGGTACAGGTCTTGATACTGATAGAATTATCAGATATAAACCAGGATATTATAAAGAGGCATGGATTGGTAATTGTTTAGCAATTGGTCTTGCTAGTGGATTTGCAGAACCATTAGAGGCAACTTCTATTCACGGTATTATTAAACAGGTGTATGATTTCAATGCTTATAACCCTGCTTTCAATAATCTTGAGTTGTCCAGAAAGAATTATAATGCTGTTAATGAAGATCTATGGGCAGATACATGTGAGTTTATTGCATTCCATTATGTTACAGACAGGGAGGATTCTGAGTTCTGGAGGTATATGAAGACTCATAGAACTGAATGGTGTAAAGATATTATAGAGAAGTGTGATAAGGAGTTCTTAGATGCTACTGCATTTGGTAATGGTCCTGTATCAAGTAGGAAACGATCACAGTGGGGTCTGGACAATTATATTCAGGTTGCTAGAGGACTGAAGTTGTTTAAGTATGAGTCTATTAAAAACTATCTGATGTATCAGACAGAACCAAGAGAGGCATACGAGTTAGCAAAGAAACAACATGAGTTTCTAGAGATGAACAGGAAGAAGATTAAATGGGTTTCGCAAAAAGGTGTTTTAGCTAACTTAGATCCTAAAAAAGCTGGATGGAGAATGCATCATACAGAGAAAAGAGGAACAGGTGTAGTCCCATTTGGAAAAGAATTTCAACTGAAGAACCTTAATAATGACTAACAATCTAAATATAAGCTTAGTGGATGATTTCCTTTCAAAGAAGGAATTCAACGATCTAAGGCAGTTTATGTTGTTTGGAGAGTTGCCTTGGTATTATGGTGAGCATAAAGTTAACGGGGAGGATTGGGATCATTTAGAGAACTATCAGTTTACTCACCCATTTTTTAGAATGGAGAGTCATTTTGGTGGGTTGACCTATAAACAATCTCCTTATTTTGAGAAATTGATTCCTATCTTAGAGAGAATGGAATTTCTCGCCATCTATAAGGTAAAAGCGAACTTAGAACCATTAAAACCAGAGAGATTTAAAAGTGAATTTCACTGGGATTATTCTAAGAAGGTAAACAAGAGATCAGATCCAGATCATACGTATTTTTCTAATGTATCAGAAAAAGATCAGGAGATGTATCTTCCTTGCAACACTATGACCACATCAATATTTTATTTAAATACAAATGATGGTTATACTGAGTTTGAGGATGGTTCTACTGTAAACTGTGTCGCTAACAGGTTTATAACATTTCCTAGCAATATAAAACATAGAGGAGTTAGTCAAATTGACACCAGATTTAAATCTGTGATAAACTTCAACTACTTTGTTCCACAATAAATACTATCGGGTCATAATATACTATGAAAAAAACATTCACCAAAACAGATAAGAAGGGCAGGGAAGAGACTTGGGAATGGGAAGAAACACCTGAACTTAAAGCAGCATTGGAAAAACTACATGCAACTGAACGATTGCATGAAGAAATGCGTGAAAAGGCAGGATCTAACTCTGATAAATAACCCAAGGACAACCATAATCAGCAGAGAAATATTTAATCATGCCGCTAACCAGATTAGATAACTTAATCTCCAGTAAGTCTGGAAGATATTTGTACGTCTCGCCAGATGATTTTAATGCATCTGACGAATTAGATAATAGAGGAAACTCTCCAACCCGTCCATTCAAGACGATACAGAGAGCTTTTATTGAAGTTTCGAGATATTCGTACCTACCAGGTATAGACAACGACAGATTTGATGAGTTCACCATCATGCTGATGCCTGGTGACCATTATATTGATAACAGACCTGGTTTAGCAACAACTTCTGGTACTCCTGTTTTTGGTTTCGATCAGTCCACATCAACATGGACTGATGCAAGTGTCTTGGATTTGTCCAATCCAGATAACGTCCTATACAAGTTTAACGGCACAGATGGCGGTTGTGTCGTTCCTCGTGGTTGCTCTCTGATTGGTTACGACCTTCGTAGAACTCATATACGTCCTTTATATGTTCCTGATCCTGCTGATAAGGAACAAGGTAGAACTTCCATTTTCAATGTAACAGGCGGTGCTTACATTTGGCAGTTCACTATTAAGGATGGAGATATTACAAGTAAGTCTCCTCTATATGATAATAATAATGCTGTAGGTAAGGTTTATTATCGTAAAAATGATAATGCTAACCTTGCTATACCTGAGTACTCACACCACAAGATAACTGTATTCCAGTACGCTGAGAAGACAGAACTTGAATTATATTATAGTAAGATAGCAACATCATTTGCTCAGTATCAACCTACTATTGATGATACTAATGAGTTCAGTCAGAATGTTAGTGAGAACCGCATTGTTGGTCCTCTATCTGACTTGAGATCTATTGAGAGCATTCAGGTTGTTGATTCATCTCCTGTTGGTAATGTTACTGTTAATGTTACTACAAAGGTTGCTCACGGTTACATTAAGGATCAGTTCTTTGCTGTACAGAGTAATGGATTGGATGATGCATTGAATGGTACATTCAGTGTGTCTGCTATTGATTCTGCTAATCGTAGGAAATTTAGTTTTGAATTGCCTGGTACTGTAGCATCCTTAGGATTACAGAATAACCAGACATATGGTACAGGTAATGGTCTTTCTGCTAATGCTTATGTACAGGCAGAAGTAGACTCTGTTGAATCTGCATCTCCATACATGTTCAACCTGTCTATCAGGTCAACATGGGGTATTTGTGGTCTATTAGCAGATGGTAGCAAGGCTTCAGGCTTTAAGTCTATGGTCTGTGCTCAGTATACTGGTGTATCTCTACAGAAAGACGATAGAGCATTCATCCGTTACGACAAATATACAAACACTTGGAACCAAGCATCTCTTTCCGATGCATTTGCAACAGTCCCTTACCACACCAAGGGTGATGCATACTGGAAGGATGACTGGAGAAACTGCCACATCAAGGCAATTAATGATTCATTCATTCAGTGTGTTAGTATCTTCGCTGTTGGTTTCGCTGATCACTTCCTAATGGAAAGTGGTGGTGATATGAGTATCACCAACTCAAACTCTAACTTCGGTAATACATCATTACACGCAAAAGGATTTAAAGGATATTCATTCGCACAGGATAAGGGTGGTTACATTGATGCAATCATTCCACCAGAGAAATTAAATGATTCTGCTGCTAATCAAGATCAAGTAGATTACTATACATGGGATGTACAGGCATCTAGGAACTCTGCTTCACCTACTAAGTTGTACTATGCTGGTACTGGTGTTACAGATCCTAAGAACCGTCCTGCTGCAACTCTTAATGGATTTAGAATTGGTGCTAAGAGTAAGGAGAAGATCTTTGTTGAGTTGGATCCTTATGGTACTGGAACTGGTAAGACCACACCATCAGATTCAATCTATAATGCTACTCTAACACCATCTGGTTTTAGTTCATTCCCAACATCACTCCAGATTCTTAACCCTACTACAGTAGTTGTAGATAACAAGAATCAGGATGCTGCTAATAGAATTGAAGATAACAAAGACTTAATTGCAGAAGAAGCATACGGATATATTACTACTAAGTATCCTGCTCTTCTACAGAAAAATATTATTATCACCAAATGTCAGAGAGACATTGGATTAATTATTGATGCTATTGTATCTGACTTACGTCTTGGTGGTAACATCAATACTATTCAGGCTGCTGAAGCATACTTTAGTGCTGGTGAATTAAATTACATTGATAATGAGAAGTTTGAAACACTAGAGGGTTATGAATATGCTCGTGACCTTGCTATTGCTTCATTCCGTAACTGGGATTACCTACAATTAGGTTGTTCTGTATCTAATGGTTCTGCCTTAGTTACAGTTCCTTCTACTGTTGGTCTTGCTATTGGTATGAAGGTTGAGGAGTATACAACAGTTAATGCTAATAACACTACTGTTGATCCATCCTCACTTACCACAACAAATATTCCTACAGACACATATATCAGGAATATTGTTAATGCTACAACGATTGAACTTGGTGCTGTAGTTGCTGGCCAGAGGAGTTACCTATCAACGGGTACTACTAGAAATGCAACGGGTACTAATGCTAGTGCTAAGTTAGTATTTAAATTAGAGGATCAGAATGGTGATCGTAAGGGTATCTGGTCTTCTACTACAGGTACAGTAGATACTACTATCACAACTGATACAGTATATCCAGAGTGTGCTACAGCTTCTGCTGCTGTTGTTACTTACTTTGATAACATTAAGACAATTATCAACCAAGGTATTAACCCAGTTGGTGATCGTTTTGCTGATGCATATGACCTATTGATTGCTAACAAGAATTATATTGCTGACGTAGCAGTCAAGGATATGAAGATTCAATATCCTTCACATACTGTTCCAGGTGGTGATATAAACTGCTTTGATGATATTGTAGATGTTGTTGAAGCTGTTGCATATAACGTCAAGTTTGGTTCAAACAATAAAGTTTGGGATGCTGCTAATCTCTATGTTACAGGTGCTCACCTAGATGGAGAAGAGCAAGAGTCTATCTATGCATTCCGAATTGCAAAAGAAATTGCTAAGACTGTAGTTCAGAACGTATCATATACACCAAGAGCTGGTGTTACTACAACATATACTCAGGTATCTGATAGTAGTATTACTACAGATCCATCTCCTGTTGGTGGAGTATATTGTGCTGATGTTGTTTCTTCAGTTGATGCTCTCTTCCAGTTGATTGAGTATGGTATTGATACTGCTGGTAGTCAGCAACAACAGTTAGGAACATTTACACCTTCTAATGCAGCATATAATCCTGCAACTGGTGATCTAACTCTTACTATGGCTGCTCATGGTTTGAGTGCTGCTAATAAGATTCAGATTGATACAGGTGCATTGAGATTCACTTGTGGTATGGATGCTAATGCATCTAACCATGATTATCCACGTGTAGGAGATCCAGCACATAAGAATAGTCTATTAAGTATTACTGATCTTACAACAGATTCAGTTAAGGTTAATGTTGGTGCTACACCTATCGTTGGATATAATGTTGCTGATGCTACATACACACCTACAACTGGTGTTCTTGAACTAGCAATTGGTAACCACACACTTAATAGTGGTACTAACTTAAAGATTGATAATAACTCACTTAACTTTAAGTGTGATATGGATCATTATGGTTCACTCCATAGTTATCCACGTCCTAGTGATCCTATATTCAATACTTCTGTTGAGATTACTGCTGTTGGATCATCTGATCATACACCAACTGGTGCTGTATACAACCCAACAACAGGTGAACTTACTTTAACTCTTGCTACTCACGGATTTAAAGCACGTACTACTAAGACTGCATCTGCTGCTACATATGATCCTACTACTGGTGAGATGGTTATTACCAGTAACAGTCATGGATTCTTAGTTGGTGATAGTATTATCATTGCAGATAATTCACTCACATTCACATGTGCTAAGGATAGTAATAATACTACTCACTCTTACCCACGTCCTACAGACCCTGCTTCAGGTGCTGCATTGGTTATTACTAAGAAGGATAACAATACATTCACTGTTAATGTAGGAACTTCTTCTGATATCTCAGCACACACCTTTGATTCTGCTGGTACTAATGGTATCATACTTGTTGGTGATAGAGTTCAACTTGTTGATAACTCATTAACATTTACTTGTGCTAAGGATGGTAATGCTACACAGCACAACTATCCACGTCCTACAGATGATGCTGCTGGTGAATGGTTAGAGATCATTGCTAAACCAAATGATGATGAGTTTACAATTAACATTGGTCAGTCTCCTGATACCTCTGCTCATACATTTGTAACTGCTGCTGCTAATGCTATCAAGAAACAGACAGGTACTATATCAGTTAATGTTGGTGCATCACCAGCAGTAACTCATGATGTAACTGCTGCTACTTACAATGCATTGACTGGTGACTTACAGATGACTATTGGTAGTCATACTTTAGCTCCAGAGAGAATCAAGACTCCTACAGGTGCTGCATATAATCCTACTACAGGTGTGATGACTATCACATGCTCTGGTCATGGATTCCTTGAAGGAGATAAGATTAAGATCGCTGACGAGGCATTTACATTTACATGTGCTCAAGATAGTAATGCTACTCAGCATAAGTATCCACGTTCTAGTGACCCAATTAGCGGTACTTACACTGAGATCTCTAACGTCACTAATGATACATTTGATGTTCAAGTATTAGCACAAGCACCATCCACTAACACAACTGCACACACATTCGTAAGTGCTGTTGCTAATAGTCTTACTAAGAAGGGTGAGTCAATTCAGATTGCTGCTAACTCACTGTCCTTCACATGTGCAATGGATGGTAACACAGCAACTAAGACATATCCACGTACAAGTGACCCATTCTATAACAGAGCAATTCCTATTAAGGCAGCCGATGCTAACACTATTACAGTTAACATAGGTCAGTCTCCTATAGTTGGTTTCGATGTTTCTGCTGCTTCATATAACCCAACTTCGGGTGATATGGAACTTACCATTGGTGACCACACACTTGATGTTGGTGATGGTATTAGACTTGCTGAAGAGTCATTGATCTTTACTTGTGATGAAGATAGTCATGGTACTCAACACAAGTATCCTCGTGCTTCTGACCCTGTAGCAAATACTTCTACACCTATCACTGCTGTTGGAACTACTTCTCACACAGTCACAGCTGCTCAGTATAATCCAACTACAGGTATTATGACCTTGACTATTACAGGTCATAACTTTGCTAATGGTAATAGAATTAAGATTGCTGATGATTCATTAACATTTACATGTGATCTTGATGGTAACACTGCTGCTAAGACATATCCTAGATCTACTGACTATGCATCTGGTACATGGTTAGAGATTTCTAATGTACAGACAGATACATTTGATGTTCAGGTTCTTCCTGCTCAACCTTCAACTAACGTATCAGCACATACATTTACTTCTGCTACTGCTAGTGGAGTTCAGAGACAGACTGGTGTTGTAACTATTAATGTATTATCATCTGCACCTTCTACAAATACAACTGCTCACACATTTGTACCTGCAACTGATTTAACACCTACTAACGCTGCTTATAACCCTACTACAGGTGTTATGACTGTTACAGCAGCAGGTCATGGAATGAAGAATGATGACCATGTTAAGATTGCTGATGGTGCATTAACCTTCAGTTGTACTGAGGATAGTAATGCTTCTAACCATGCATATCCTCGTGCTACTGACCCTGCTAGTGGAGCATGGTTAAAGATATCTGGTGTTACTACAGATACATTTGATGTACAAGTATTAGATGTTATCCCTTCTACCAATACAACTGCACATACATTTGTAAGTGGTGTTGCTAACAGCATCAAGAGATCTGTTGTTAACACTGGTGGTGATTATGCTCACACATTTGTATCTGCTACATCTGGTGCTGTTATCTCTGGTGGTACTTACAACCATCTATTTGATAGTGCTAAGTCATTTGCAATCAAGACAGGTGGTAACTACCCACATACATTTGTAACTGCTACTGCTGATTGTGTTACAGCATTCTCTACCAACGCTGGTCAGTTTGCTGCTACAACTAAGTCATCTCCATCACAGAATGTAGTTGCACGTGCTAACCCATCAGTATCTTCTGATCAGTTTGCTCAACGTGGTACTCTATTCACTGTTGATGCAGGTGGTACTAACCCTCATAAGTTTGAGACTGGAACACCAGTAAGACTTGTTGCTCGTGCTAAGGCAGGTGCTGTTGGTTTAGATGAGAGAGATGTTCGTCTACCACAAGGTTTCCAACCTAACAGAACTTACTTTGTAATTGCTCCAGGTCGTAACACTCAACCATTTAATTATAATGATGCTAATGTTTATAACGGCATCTTTGATGGTAGAGATCAGACTAAACTGATGCTTGCTAACACCAAGGAAAATGCTGCTGCTGGTATCTACATCTACTCATCTGAAACAGAATCACTTGCTGATGATGTAGAGATTCTTATTCAGCAGTATGTTCTTGATAGTGCTTATGATCTACATGAGTATCGTTGTACTTTTGATGGAACAAGTGGTACTATCCTTAAGACAGACGTTGCACATATATTCGATAAACCAAGCAGTAGTTTCAATGCTGATGAAATCCAAAGGGTATTCTTCAGAACTGCTGGATCTGATGGTAATGTAGGTACTCTACCTACTGTTGCTGGTGGTGGTGGAGCACAGGTTTCACCAACTGTAGAATACTATGTAAGATATGAGTCAGAAGATACCTTTAAGATCTTTGAGACTGCACAGAATGCTATCCTTGGATCACCAGAGGTACAGTTAGACAACAACCCAACACAATTCTGGTATGTCTTCGCTAACAAGCGTACATCACCAATGAGATTTGACCCAACGTTTGTTGATACTAGTGCTTCAAGACAACCTGCAATACCTGATGGTTTGTGGTACTTGAACCTTAAGGATGAGTCTACTAATGATGATAACATTATTGGTAGGTTATTACAGACAGACTATGATGCTGCTTCAGGTCAGACACAGACTACAGACTCCTACTACACTCGTCTGAAGGATGAGCGTAAGGCAAATGATCGTATCTATCGTTTACGTTATGTACAACCAAAAACATATCCTGGTTCCTTAAGGAAGCCAAACAATGGATTTGTTATGAAGGTTCGTACAGATGATAAGCGTAACCTTCTACCACAGAATATTACTCTAGAACCTGTTGGTGGTTCACCTACTAAGGCAGAGTTCCGTAACCCACAGACACAGAATGCTGCTGAAGTTCTAGGTATGACTAAGGTTGCATTTGATTCAGCAGTACAGTCAGGTAGTATTCAAGAGAAGTACATCTACGATCCAGATAACAATCCTTGCGTAGTTAATACTGACAACTTCATGAGGTTCAGTATTCGTTCTGCTAGAGAGGTAACAGTTGGAGCTCAGAATCTTCTACAGGTAACAGCATTTGACCATCAAGTTGATGATACTAATGCACCTTCACTTAAGAATACAGTATTCCATACTGTAGAGATAACTGCACCACAAGCAGGTGCTTTCTCTACAAGTAAGACAAGTTCTACACCAAGTAACATTGTACAGTGGACTGGTGGTAGCAGTGGTTTCGGTTACATCCATGCATACTTTGCATCAGGAACTAAGCATTATATTATCCTTAAGGATGTAAGTGCTAGACCAACATATGATGTCCTAACAAATACAAGATTCCAACAGGGTGCTGTCTATGCTGATCAAGTATCAGATGTTAACAATGGTAGAGATAGTAAGTCTAATAATCTCTACGTTGTTGGTGGTGCTAACGTCTTTACGTTAACACCTGGCGACACAATGAATGACTCTATTGGTAACAGTTATAAGATTGTTTCAGTAGATGATGTACCTCAGATTGAAGATACATTCTACATCTTTGATAGTGAAACAATTCAGGATCGTGTTGCTGATCAACAAGATGGTATCTACTATCTAACTGCTGTACGTGGTAACGTATCACCTCTACCTCGTGGTGCTGGTGTTGGACAGAACTTCCAGAACTTTAAGTTCTCTCAACCTATCTCCTCACTATATCCATTAGATTATAAGAATGATCCTACATGGTATCAGGTAGTTGATAACAATGGTACTAAGGATAGTTTAATCACTGACCCACCTGCTTCTAGCAGTTTCGCAGACAACTATACACATGGTCTTGTCTGGGTTAATGATGCGAAGCGTTCTATGACCAAGGAATCAGTCACAGATCTTACTGAGACTGCATACTTTAAAGACTACAGCTACAGTGGATCTAATGAACTGAAAGCACAGAGTGGTAATGCTACTTCTGGTTCAGAGCAAAGAAAGATTGCTATTGCTGGTGATGCTCCTTCTATCCATGATCAGAAGGTATACATTGAACTTAGACGACCATCTATTGCTAGATCTGGTAACCATACGTTTGAATACCTTGGTTTTGGTCCAGGTAACTACTCAACTGGTCTTCCTGTACGTCAAGAAGTTATACTATCTGAATTCCAAGATTACTATGCACAGGCTAAGAGAGAAGATGGTGGTATTGTATTCTACACAGGTCTAAACTCTAATGGTGACCTATACATTGGTAACCGTAAGATTGATGCTATCACTGGTGAAGAAACATTCCTAGAGAAAGCACAACTTACATCATCTGTTGATGATACTGATACTATTAGTACACTCGTAACATCATTCGATACTCCTGTTACATTTAAGGATAAGATTACTGTTGAGGGTGTTAGTTACTTCAATAATAGAGTAATTATCAGTACTCAACCACCAACTGAGTCTCCTGCTCTTACTATTCTTTCTAATCCAAGAACTGATGGTGGTGCAGAAGATGTAACACTTACACGTGGATCTTGGGCTGACCGAAATAACGGTGACATTTGGATCAGTAGGAATAAAATTTCCTCGGCTGTTTACCACATAAAAGGTCGTGGTACAACTATCTTCCCAGGACAAGAATATAGCATACGCACAAACTTCTCTTACACAGAGAATGTTCCAAGTAACAGAACTCCTGACCAATCAGCAACATTTAATGCTAATCAGGTAGTTAAATACTACGTTTCTTCTAACACTGATGCTAACCCACAGGCAGGTGATATCCTCTATAAGGGTGGATCTATTGAGAAGAGTGGTTCAATTGGTTGGATCTATGCTAACTACTACACCATTATTCCAGAAGCAAGCATCCTAGATGTTGTAACTAATGGTACATCTACAGTTAAGATTAACTGGTCTGGTGTTCTTACTAACGATGATACTGGAATTGAGATGGTTGTCGGTAAGACAATCCGTATTCAAGGATTCAGTAACCCACAGATCAATGGTAAGTGGGTAGTTACTAAGGCAGATCAGTCTGGATCTGATGATGGATACATTGAGTTTGTAGTTGCTAATACTATTACATCAGCAACATACAACTGGACTCCAGGTTCAGAACCAACTGCAACTCTTGAGCGTTCTGATGAGAACTGGAAGGAGACAGGTATTATTGGTTCTGAAGCAATTAGAACTAATACTGAAGCAATTGGTCAGTACAAGGTTGGTATTAACACCATCGCACGTACACCACATAACTCACATGAGTATGGTTTCGTAACATACATTTCTTCTGGTACTACTTACGATCAGCAAGAACCAAGAGCAAACTTAGATGTTGTTGGTAACGCATTTATCAGTGGTAAGGCAATTAATAGTTACCTCACTGATCCAACATTATCCAAGACTGAGACTAATTTACATGAAGCATTCTTAGTTGGTGGTTCATCTGATAGTCCATCAAGTGCTGCTACCTTAAGAGTTTCTACACAAGAGACAAGAGTTGGTATTAACACTAATAGAAGTGAGTTGGGTGATACCTTAACTGTTAAGGGAACACTTAGATTACTTGGTGCTGGTGCTAATGCAGATATTGATGGTGATCTGAATGTTGATGGTGGAGACATCACAACAAATACAGCATCATTCAATCTCCTTAACTCCAATGCTACAACACTTGCTGTTGGTGGTGATGTAGAGAATGCATTCCTGTTTAACACTACTGCTAATGCTCAACAGATTGAGATTGGTACTAATGTAACACAGGCAGCTGCTCTACGTATACACACAAGCACAACTGATTCAACAATTAATATTGGTACAGTTGCTGATACTACTACTAACAAGTCAGTAATCACAATTGGTGGTGCATTTAGTAATACTGCTAACTCCACACTAACAGTTAAGAATGCTCAGACCATTCTTGATGGTGACCTAGAGGTCAATGGTGGAGATCTACAGTCTAATGCTTCTACTATTAACCTATTCACCAGAGCTGGTGCTGGTTCTGTTGTTAATTTTGCAACTAGAGCATCACAATTCCTAATTGGTGGTGTTGCTGGTACTACAGAGATTAGAAACTCTCTGAAAGTTAATGGTGATACAGACATGTATGGTGATATCACTATGCATGGTGGTTCTAACAGTGGTACTGTAACAGTTAACAGAGCAAGGTTAAACACTTCTGCTGTAGCACATAACGCTGGTAGTCTTAATGATCTTAACGTTGATTTCTACAAGTATGTTAGTGATATTGACGGTGCTCAGATCATTACTAGTGTTAATGGTGCTGATGGTACATTATCTGTAGCAGACAACTACTTCTTAGATGGTAACCAAGTTAGGTTCACTGATACTAGTGGTCTTTCCAACAATATTAATACATCTACAACCTACTATGTTGTTAACAGCAATAAAGCTGCTGGTACATTTAGAGTTTCAACTGATGAGAATCCAGCAAATGCTATTGTTGTTTCTGGTACACCTGGTACATCAACAGGTGTAACACTACAGAACCACACAGTTGATACTGGTTCTGGTACAACAGATTGGACAGGTAACTCTGCTGATGCAGACTACACTAAACTACCAATCAATAACATTGAAGGTATTAAGATCGGTGATATCCTTATCATAGGAACAGAATTGGTTGAGGTTGTCTCTCCAGGTCCAGATATTAATACAAGGTTGGTTGAAGTTGCTAGGGGTGTAGATTGCACAACTGTTACAGCACACGCAGACAACGAGGTTATCTGGAAACTTGAGAAGTCTGGTGGTGCTACCTATCTAACTGGTAGAGTACCTGTTAACTCAACAACTCCAACAATCAGTACTGTTAATGATGTAACTGATACACTTGAAGTTCCTATTAATGAACTAGCATCTGGTGATGCAGTACAGTTCTCTAATGCTGGTGGTATTGTTGGTGTAGAACTAGCACCAGTAACATACTTCGTTGTTAACTCTGTTAATGATAGTGGTCAGAATGTAACTAGGTTCCAGTTATCACTTGATCCTGATGGTACTGCAATCGCAGTTAGTGGTACTCCTGCTGGTTCTGTATTGAACTTCAGTAGTACTCTACTATCACTTGCTGAGTTTGGTGGTCAGTTCTCAATCAATGATTATCTAAGACTAAGTGCATCTGCTACATGCCCATCTGGTGAATTTGTACAGATCACAGCAGTTAATGATACTAATGCTGAGAAGTTTAGAGTACATAATGGTGCTAACCAAGATCGTTTCGTAATTGACTCTGTATATGGTGGAGTTAGTTCTACTATCCTTAGCACACAGAAGTATGATATCAATCTCACCAGTGATGCTGATACAAATTCAACAGACAACCAGTTCAGAATCCTCAATGGTCAACCAATACCAGCTACAAGACTAACCGTTGATAGTGATGGTAAGTTCACAGTTGTTGGTAACGGTACTGTAACTAATCCTAAGGCAATCATCAATAAGGATGGTCAAACATGGTTAGCAGGTAACCTCAGAGTTAATAATGATGGTAATGCTGGATCTAATGATGATGCTAAGTCTGCATTCTATGTTAATGCAGTTACAGGTGATGTTGAAGCATCTGGTCATCTACAAATAGATGATGACTTTACCATCTTTAGTGGAACATCTGGTGTACAGTTCCCAACTAACGACAATGGTAGATTCCATGTAGATGCACAGACTGGTGATACAAGAATTGGTCTTGCTCCAGGAACTACTGGTGCAGCACTTGGTGATGGAGACTTAACAGTCAATGGTGGTCATGTTAACATTGTTAGCACAGACACCGCTACACCATCTACAACAGATTATGCACTTAATATAACTAATATTGGTGTAAGTTCTAACCGTAGTTTCCAAGTACGTCAGGATGCTGCTATTAATGCATTCGGACAAGATAGGTTCTGGGGTAAGAATGGTGGACTCAAGTGGGAGTTCTTAAGTGCTGATGCTACTTGTGTAACAGGTAGAAATTATATGATCGCTATCACTGCTACCAGTGTATTCACACTACCAGCAGATGCAGAAACAGGTGATATGATTAGGTTCATCGAAGTCAGTGGATCACTAACATATAGTGCATCTCTAGTTGTACGTGCTCCAGCAGGGGTTGCGTTACAAGGAGACGCAACTGGTACTATGATTGCTAACGGCAATGGTGCAGGTGGTCCTTATGGTGGAGGTGAGTTGATTGTACAAACACGTAACGCAGGATTCGGTCTAGTATATGCAGGAACAACAGATGGAGCAGGTAACACAATACCGTCTACATATAGGGGATGGTGGCTCGTGGAGATTTAAGTCATGAGTAGTTACTACGAATCTAATAAAAAGATGAGAGGTGCTGGTATAGGGACTATTGTCCCTTGGACTGGCGATGGATCCACTATACCAGACGGATGGATGCAATGTAATGGACAGGTCTTAGATGGTGCAGATTATCCTGTACTAGCATCTGTCCTTGGTAACACATATGGTGGTAACCTTAACGGTAGAGCATATGATACTTATGTTAAAGCAGTAGATACATTTCAATTACCACAGTTGAATGGTAGAGTACTGACTGATTATGAACAAGCATATGTTAGTGAGACTGCATTACAAATGGGTCAGAACTATGCTAATGGTGCTGTTGGTGGTATAGTTATTATTTCTGGTGAAATTGATACTCTTAGAACACCAGCAACATATAATTTCACAGGATTAACCAGTGCTGGTGGTGGATCAGGATTAGATATTACAATTGACGTTGATGTAACAGGTAGAGCAGGTATTACTAAGATTGTAAGTCCTGGTCAAAGTTTTACTATTAATGATGAACTAACTATTCCTAAAGCATCATTACCATCAGGTCAAGATGATCTGGTACTTAAGATATCATGGACACTACCATCTGTTGCTTCTGTTATTACACCAACAGGTACTGGTAATGTTCAGTTGATTGATGGTGATGGTAGTGGTGTAACTCCTGCCACATCTGCTAATGCTGTTGCTGATATTAATTTTAATATTACAGACTCTAGTAACTTAGCAGGACAAATAAGAAATTTTAGTGTTAATCCACCTTCCTACTTCAAGACATTCTATACAATACCTAGGAAGTTAAGTAAGGATCACATGCCAGCACATAGACATGCTAATCCTTCTGGACTAGTACCTGGATATTCAACTGCTATCGATGATGGTGGACAGGTTGAGGCATTTCAATGTCCTGGTGCTCAACAGTGTTGTGAGAATAATCAAAAGGAAAAAGTAATTGTTGCTGGTGAAGGTGGTGATATTGATTACTTCAATGATGATGCATCACAACCAGGTGGTTATGGTTTGGTAACTAGATTCCAATCTGGTGTTACGTTAGTTGATACATCTATACCTAGACTAAGTGCAGTTAACTCTGTTGGTACTGCATATGATGCAACCAATGCTAAGTATGGTGCTCCTCAACCAGTATGGAGTGGTCCAATACCTAGACCTATTGGTGCAACTTATGATGGTAATGCTGGTAATTCATATACTAACCCTAAAATGTCTTCTACTGGTAATTTAACCAGTTATAAGAACTGGTATGGATATGAAAACCAAGCAAATGATGTTGCTGCTAACTTGTTTACTCCTGGTTCACCTCAGACATCTAAAACATTCCCAGTATGTTTGAATCATAATAGAGAAAAGCATCCTGATATCGATTCACATAGTCATTATACATTTGAAGTTACTATGAATGCTGGTTACTTACGACCACCAACTATTGTGCCTGTAAATGATATACAAGTTGATAGTACTGCATCTGGATCTCCTACTACAATCACTCCACAAAACCTACCATCTGCACTAAATATCAATGTGGATGTAAAGACTCCAGCACTTAGTATGTTGTATATTATCAGGGCATTCTAAATGAAGTTTTATCAAAAAGAAAAATCTAAATTAGGGACTGCACCTGGTACTATAATTAATTGGTCTGTACCTGTGATGGACAATGACCCTGACTCATCACAGAATGTTGAAAAATTACCAGCAGGTTATTTGAGGTGTGATGGATCAGTTTATAGTGCATCATTATATCCTGAGTTAGCAAGAATTTTAGGAGTTGGTGCTGGTTGTATCTACAAGAAGACAGATCAAACTCTATTAGACACACAGTTTCAAGTACCAGACTTAGGTTCTAAACATATTGAAGCAGCAACATCTGCTAACGTAGGACAGTATAGGAATATAGAGAAGACTGTAGGTGCTGGTGAGAATACTAATGTAGTTATGAAAGCTGGTGTTGGTGTTGAGATTACATCTAATGTTGGTAACAGTGCTACTATTGGATTCAATGGAGTATTTACTGTACCACAACAAACCTTTGCTCTTAATGGTAACATAGGTTGGACTATTCCAACTACATCTGAGACTGAGAGTGTTTCAGCATCTGCTATTGGTTCTCACGGTCACTTTGCTAATACATATAGGGTTGCTGTTAAAGATGATCCTGCTCACCCATCAAGATCTCAACCATCATATCTTGCTGTTGCTGATGCACCTATTGATGTTACTAACAGCGACTGTCAAGCAAGAGCACGAGAGTACTATCAGCAGAAAGGACCACCAAGTGGTGAAGGAAACTGTAACAACAACTGCGGTAACTTCAAACGATATTTCATGGGTTGGGGTCAATCTAGTGGTGCTACAACTACAGACACTGGTGCTCAATACCAGTCATTATGGCCAACCAATCTACAGATACAATCTAAGACTGCTTCCTCGTGGCCTAGTAATACTGCTATTAATGTTGGTTGGGGTAGACCATATGATACTCGTGTAGATGATACTACACTAGCATATCCTGCTGCTAGAAATATAGAAATAGCATCAGAATCTCCACCAGGATCTGATACTACAGACTTTACTTCTCATAGTCATAGACTAACTAGAGAGGTAGGTGAGACTTCTTACCAAGTTCAAACTGATGTGACTACAGTAAGACCAGATGGTCTTGAGGCAAGCGTTACTATTAGAACTAGTAGCGTTACTAAATTTGATGATGTTGTATCACCTTATGTTGTACTCGAATATTTAATTAAGTACTGATGCCAAGATTAGCACACTCATTTCACAACCATTACTCGGATCAGATTCATGATACTGGTGCTCCGATAGGATCTATCGTGGCTGTGTATGTTGATGAATATAGTTTGAACAATGGTTCTACTGTATCATCTAACTGTTCATACAATTATCCAGGATATCTTTACTGTGATGGTGCTAATTTAAATATAGCAGACTTCCCACTATTATATGAAGCGATAGGTAATAAGTATGGTGGGGCAGATCCTAATACAATTGATCTAAGAAACTATGGTGGTACGTTATCTGGTACGTTTAAGTTACCAGATTTAAGAATGAAGAGAATTAATGGACCTGGTGGAGTAGATGGACCTGGTAGTTTGACTCCTGATGATTCTTCTATGGAAGTAGGAGATATGGGTGGTGAGTGGTATATATCCAGAGCAAGACAGTTAAAAGAATATACTTTTGGTAGTGTAAGAATTACAGGATATAGTAATGTAGTTGGATTTGTTAGTGGTCAACTGACTGGTACTGCTAGTGTTACTATTGGTCCTTTAGAAGCAAAAGCATTAAATGGTCCACCACCACATAACCATTTGGTTTTGTGTAGTGAGAGAGACGAGAGACAATCTATGGATGCTGGTACACCAGCAACAGGAGATAATACTACAAACTATGATACTGGTGCAGGTCAAATTGTAGCATGGGCTCCTGAAGAAATGGGATACTCAGCAGAGCATACTCATTACCTATCAGAGTTTAGACCAACAAGAGGTAAGACTGAAGCTGAAGGTGCAATGTATTCATATGATATATCACCAACATATGCACATGAACAATCTGGTGGTACTAGTCAAGAAGCAATAGGTCAGTCATCATACACTACACCTGGATCATACTCATGGATATGTCCAGCTGGTGTTACCACAATTGATGTGGTATGTGTTGGTGGTGGTGCTGGTGGTGCTGGTGGTACAAAAGGAGGTGGAGGCGGTGGCCTTGCCTATAAGAATACGATATCAGTAACCGAAGGATCCTCATACCCTGTAGTCGTAGGAACTGGTGGTACTGGTGGTCAAGACAATGCGTCTGGTAATCATCCAGGTGGAGATAGTTATTTTATCAATCGTGCTACAGTCTGTGGTTATGGTGCTGGATCAGGTAATGACTCAAACAGTAGTGATTCAAGTGTAGGTGGTAGTTATAATGGAGACGGTGGTGGTAATGGTGGTTCATCTACATCTTATGGAGGTGGCGGTGGAGCTGGTGGATATTCTGGAAATGGTGGAGGAGGAGCATCACCTCATGATGCACCGACATTATCAGGAGGTGGTGGTGCTGGATCCAGTTCTAGTCTAGTTGGACATGGTGCTGGTGGAGGTGGTGTAGGTCTTAAAGGTAAAGGAAACGACGGTGTTGGTGGTCTACCATTTAACCAGACTGCTACCTATACACAAATGAATGGTGGTACTGCTGGATCTGCTGTTGCCCCAGCTACAGACGGTGAAGGTACAAATAATAATTCTGCATTTAAATCTGCTACACTAGAGACTGAGAACTGGTATAGAGTTACAGTAAATAATTCTGGTGGTACTGGAGGTGCTGTGTATAGCATATGGAGTACATTCATGCAACAGAATGCTATCTATCCTATAGTACCAGCAAATCCTGGTTCTGATACAGATCCTTATCTTGGTACTGTACAAACTGCTGGTTCTGTGTTAAATATAGGTTCTGGTGGTGGTTATCCAGCACAAATAGAGGTTGCAGCAGATAATGAAGGTACGTTAGAATGGGTTGCACCTGATGGTACTACATTGTTAGACACAACCTTTAGTTCTACTAATTCAGGTACACCATCAACTGTACATTCACTAGGTACATTAGCAGAAGGTAAACATATTATCACATTTACCATTAAAAATAATAATAATGGTACTTCTAATAACAAATGGGATATAAACCCAGCTGGTATTGCGTGGGTAGTATGGGATATCACAGACAACACCACACCAGTTGCTAGATACAGCACTAATGATTGTACTGGAGGTAACTTTGCTTACGGTTCAGTCAATGGTGGTGATGGTGGTACAATTGGTGGAGGTGGTGGTGCATGTTTCTATGATGGTATAGTCACTGCTTATGGTGGTAATGGTGGAGGTGGAGGTGTTAGAATAATCTGGGGTTCCAACCGATCATTCCCATCCTCTGCTGCTGACCAAACTCCACAAGAGTATGGTGACGCTGGTACATCTGATGCTTATACTAATGCTTATGGTAAAAACAAGATAAATGAAAATGAACAGAATGATAGAGGTGAGACTGTCTCCTTTATTACTGAGAAAACCTTGTCTGTAACACCGTCTCAAGCAGGTATTACATTGAACGAAGGTACTATGACTATGACTGGTGCTGAACAATTAGAAGTTTCAGCAGGTATAGTTCCACGCACAGCAGTCCCTCTTGTGCTAAAATACTTTAGGGTTAAATATCTTATTAAGGCTTACTGATTAAATTATGGCGATAACGAGTAGTGGTGCATCTAACTATGTTGAGATGGTGAATCCGATTGTACCTGTTCATTTGATGGGTAATAAGGCAGAATTTGATGATTTTATCGCAATCTGGCCTAACTTTGTGCCTCAGGCATTTTGTAATGATATTATTGGATTTCACAATAGGTGGGAAGAACAGGCAGTAGAAAGAAATATGTCTGGTGATTTGCAGAAGATTAATATTTGTGATGGTGATGAGAACTCCATGGCTGGAGTAGCACAGTTTGGTAATAAAGGATTGGGTAGAAGAGACTATTCTATTATGTTAGATAACATGGATAGTCAATTGTCTGCTCGTATTAATCAGTATCTACAGACATGTATCAATCATTATTGTGCAGAGTATTCATCTTTAACTCAAATCCCTCTAACATCATTCGCAATTAAATGTCAGAAGACACCTGAAGGTGGTGGTTATCATGTTTGGCATCATGAAGATGGTTCATATGGTGAACATGCTAGATGTGCAGTGTGGATGATCTATCTTAATGAAGATTTTGAAGGTGGTGAGACTGAGTTCTTCTATCAAAAGAGAAGGATTAAACCAAGTACAGGTACAGTAGTGATCTGGCCAGCAGGTTATACACACTCTCACAAGGGTAATCTAGTTCTTAAAGGAACTAAATACATAGTAACAGGATGGTTCTATCAACAGCCAGTATAAAATGGAATTAAACAATAATACTTTAATCATACGTGGACCATCGAGACAAATTACTCGTGGCTCAGGTACAAGAACAATAACAGACGATCATTGGGATACTTATATTGCACCAGTATTATATCCTTTATGGAGTTCTGATCGTGATAAATTACAGTACTTTGAGTACAGTAATGGTGCATCTGAAACTTGGAAATGTGATAAGAGTATCTATGTTCGTAACCACACCACTGGACAGTATTATTGGAAGGATTATCTTTTTACTGAACCACCAATCGATAATGTACGTGAGTTTGTTCAGAAGGTTAGAGAAGCATATGATGCTGTTATCTCTATTGATCAATCAACTGTTGATGAGAAGTTTAAACGTATACTAGAGAAAGAAACTGGTATTACTCTCACTAGAGTTAAAGCATGGAGGAATTTCTTTCTTCATACATCTGATTGGACAATGCTTGAGGATGCACCAGTCACTGCTGAAGAGAAACAACAGTGGAAAGACTGGAGAGTTAAGATCAGAGCATTACCTGATGTATTCACAGATCCTGGTGTTAACGTAGTTACTACAGTTAAAGTACCAATTGATCCAAAGGTTTACAAAGAGCACTTTTTACCTTATAATGAGGGAGTAGCATACTTATCAACTGATGAACAGTATGTAAGTTTCCCACCTCACGGTACAGGTGCAGGAATGGAAGAAGCAATGCAACGATTTGTTATGCTTGCTATTCAATTCCACAGACCAGCACCATTATTCAATGGTCCTAATATATCACATATTACTGATCCTGTTGAAGCATTGGTTGCACGTATTGAACAAGAACAGAAACTACTAGACGAATTTAAAGCACAATCTAGTTAATTATGATACGAAGAATGAAGTGGTTGGATGATGTCGTTTGCGACCACATCCAAAATTTTTATGACTTTAATGAATTTGAGGATGGTAAAGCATCTGGTACTTCTGATCGTAAGATCAAACGTAACCAAGAGATGAAGGACAATGACGGCAAGTGCAGTCAGATGTTCATGGATAAGTTTTGGACATCAATATTTGCTAGAGCAATTTTAACACGTAGAACTACTGGTCCTATGTTTGTTAAATATAATGCTGATGAAGATGCAATGTATGATTTTCATAATGATGCACCATTGATGGGAGCACCAGGTAAATGGTCATTGAGAACAGATTATGTAATGATTACTGCTCTTAACGATGAGACTGAGTATGAAGGTGGTGATCTATGGATACGTGTAGGATCAGAATCATATTCATATAGATTAAAGAAGGGAGAAGCAATTTGGTTTGATCCAAACCATTGGCATTCTGTTAGACCAGTGACTAAGGGTGAACGTAGAGTATGTGTAATGTGGGTTGAAACCCTTGTTCAGAATGCATTTATTCGTGAACTACTCTATGATTATCAGGATTTGATGCACTATGCATTAAACTCATTAGATGAGAGTAAGTGGGAACCAGATATTAAACCAGATACATACTTTAATGCTATTAAATATAAATTGATGAGGGAGTATTCCTCTACATATAACTACGAACTACAACAACAATCATATGGATTACAAAGCACTACAGGAGACACTAAGTGACTATGCTAAAGCAAAGGGAACACCTTTTCTTTGGTATAATGGTAGTAAGCTAAGAGATCTTGAAGCAAAAGCTGATACAGATAAGATTAATACTATATGGACATGGTATGAAGCATTCTTACCTGATGAAGTATTAGCAAATTTAAAACTATCTACATTTGGTTCGTATCATTATAATGATGCAATTAATGCACAGTCAGTAGGTGAAGACTGGTTCCCTAAGTCTAGTCTATGCCCTGATGCTGACCATTACATTTATGCGTGTGTATTTAATGCTAATGGGACTCTTGCGTGGGAAAACGTGGGGTAGTATCAACTCCATCTGGTGCGTACTGAGTAACAATCCATGATTTACCTCTCTTATTATATCCATGATACTGGACTGCTACATCAAGAGCATCCTCAAGTTTAGTAGTAAAATATCCATGTGGTTCTAACCATTGAATATCATTGTCTTTCTCAGGTATGAGTTTAACCTCACCACCTGAGATTTTGTATTTTAGATTGTATTCAATACATTCAGGTTCCCAAGGTTTAGTCTTCCATACATTATACATGAGTGTAACTCTCTTCTCACCCTCAGGTAAGTATCCATAGTTATGTGGTACTCCATGAAAATATGGTAGTGACCAATTAATATGTTTACCCATCTTAGGTGATGACCAGAATGTCCATGCATTATCACCCATTATATAAAAGTGTTTCTTCATCCAGTCATGCATGTAGTCCAGTATTACAGTTGGTTGACCGTAGTCAGTTAAATATGTTATAGTAGAGAACGGAGCAGCACAATATTGGTCACCACGACGTGACTGACCAAGATCACCATCAACATGGAATATCCAACTGCTATCTAAACTATCATGTGATCTAATCCACCACTCAGCACCAATATAACTATGGAATACATTGTGTTGTCTTGCTGACTGGAATATAAAGTTTTCCAGTATATTTTGTGGGGGTCTATTAAAACCATACCACCATGTCTTTTGTTCTAACGGATCATGTGTTAATATGTTATCACACTCACGTCTTAATGCCTTAGCACTATCCAAATCTAAGTAAGAATTATATGATTCGATCATGACAACATTATTACATTCGATATTTCCTACAGTTATTTACCAACGTAAGTTTCCAGATTGGCAGCATTGGAGTGATGTGTTGTATCAAATGAAAGAATATCAATTTGATCCCAATGAAGCACAAGATGGTAGGTATCCCCTGACTGGTGAAACTAGAGATAAATGTATGCTACACCATGATAGCACATTAAATCCATTTTTTTCTGCATTATTAAATGAAGTCAAGGAGTGTTTACACGTAGCAAATATCAAGACTGATATGATTATACCATACATCATGAAGTCTTGGTTTACAATTAAAGATTTTGGTGATAGTATGACACCACATACTCATGCATCATCAGATATATCATTTGTATACTATGTGAATCCACCTGATAATTCAACTATCACATTTTATAGTGAGAATAATAATAATTGTTATGCTGGTGGTTTGTTTGATACTAAACCAGATCCAAACAGAAGTATTATTGGTGAACTAAATTATATTAATAGTGGTATATCATCTGTGAAAGTAGAAAGAGGTGATCTACTGGTATTTCCAAGTAGTCTTAAGCATGGAGTCAGTGGTGGCTCAGGCAAGGGAACTAACATTAGATCTATTGCTGGTGATATTAAATTACTACTTGACCCTAAGTATACTAATTTAGATACAGGTATGATTCACTTTGATCATTGGAGGACATTTGAATGAGACAATATCCTGTCCCTACACCAGTATTTGTATATCATATTGATAACTGGGAGGATAATAAGAAGAAGATACTGGCAATGATCGACCCATTGAGGGGTAAGGAGAACATTGACACTGAAGTATACACTCAGATGAAGAAGCATCAACATGAGATACCACAGGCAGATGATAGGATCAGTAGAGATTTATGTGGTACTGAGTTTGATACTGATTTCTTCAGTGATAAGTTAACAAGTAATAAGAAAGTAAATCCATTACCATTATATGCTCATGATCTGATGCAGATCCTCAAACCATATATTAATGAGTTTAAGGAGGAGAGCACAATACATGAAGACTATCATATCATGGATTTGTGGTATGAGACCTGTATGAGAGATCAGTATCATGGACTCCATGATCATGGTCAGAAGGGAATCAGTGCAGTATTATATGTTGAGTTCCCTGATGGTTCTATACCCACTCAGTTCAGGGATGAGTACGATAACTCTAAATGGTATACTGCTGATGTGAAGGAGGGTGACCTTATACTATGGCCAGCATGGTGGAAGCATAGAGGAGGAGCAAACCCAACAGATGAGCGTAGGACTATTATAGGGTTCAACATGCATAGGAAGGGAGCACCTAAGAGTGCCTTGAAAGCAAGGGATGAGAGGGAGTACTATTATACTAGTCTCACGTGCCATTGCTAGAAGTGTCACACAGTCGGTTGCAGGGGGTCTGAACTGCTGTATAGTAAGGAAGTCGTTAAGGGAACAACCCCATGAACATCTTTGAAGCACTTGAAGCAGCACAGAATGGTAATCAGCTCCTTGCTGTTATCGAACAGTATCTGATTCAGGAGGCACGTTCAGTCTAGTATAGACAGTTCTCTTACTGTCCACAAGGTCTTGACACTCCCTTTAATCAGTGTTATTATATAAAAGTTGAGGGATATGTGGTTCCTACGCCCCAAACCTACTGACCGCCACGACTTAGAAGCGTGGACATGAGGTTGGTAGAAACCTATCACAGCACACATAAGACTGATGGTTGAAAGTGGTGGGGGTACAGGTGTAAGCGATTCCCGTAGGGTAAATTTGGGCATTCGGGTGAAACCCGTCATGATGCCCCACTCCCTCAACACCTTTTTTCTTTATTAAACAGTCATGTTCAACCAACTAATTGAAGACGTTGAGTACTGTGTCCAACAACTAGGATGCAACTTCGAGCAGACTGATGAACTTATTCATGCTGCTTGTACTGTAGGTGTTAACGCAGAGTATTTCTGTGAAGAGTTTATTGTAGCACCTGATGATGCTGACTGCATGAAGTATCAAGATGATGATTATTTAAATCTTGAGGCATTCAATGCACTTCATGGTATTTACTTTGAGGAGGTTGAGTAATGACCACCAAGTTTTATTATCAAACATATGATAATGCTGCTCACAATACTGTGAACGCTCAAGCATTATACGCACAGTATCCACCAACATTTGAGGAGACTGAGCACAAGTGGAAGATGAGACTATTTAAATCACGTAAGTGTAGGAATGCACGTAACGTGTGGAAGATTCTTAACTGGACTCTATCACAAGAAGAGTTTGAGGAGTTACGTTACAAGGCTGTAACATTTCCTGTAGTATATGATAAGTGGGGATTCTTACGCAACAGTTTTAAAAGGGGAAATCTTTATTCATCATAAAGATAGTCGCATTTAATACTAAATTGTGCTAAAATGAACATATTATAAAATAAATACTAAAAACAGGGAGGGCCATGAAGGATCAGCGAAGTCTAGATGAAGTACCCACATCATTTGAGAAGTGGGATCGAGCAAAAGCAATCATGCTAGAGTCATTGCTGAAACCAGACAATCAACTTAGGTCTTGTGCTCATAACCAAATGTGTTATGATGACTTGATGAACCTGAATAATCAGGTAGTTGAATATGTCCAATCATTGTCTAACCCACGTGCATTTATTGATGTGCGTGATTATGATGCGATTCCCTCACGTTACTAATGGATTCAAATACTGAATGGTTAAATGGTGTGATAAATGAGTTAGAAAAAACTCATCCCACTATACCAAAAACTACATTCTCAGTCAACTTAAGTGCAGAAGATGTATTTAAATTGTCTGAGATTGTTGCATCGTGTGACCCAGAGCACACCAAGACCATCAGGGAGGCATTAGAACATGCTGAAATTGATGCTGCTTATGAAGACTACTCAAGAGATGTTCCAATAGAACATAGAATGTCTAAGGATGAGTTTACTATAGAATATCAAAGCGGTCAAATACATGGTGAGGATGAATTGTTTGTACAAAATCAGGAGGATGATTCATGAGTGGTGATTTTTTCACACACGAAGACCAACAACCAATTAGTATGGAGTATGATAAACATACTAAAGTAGTGACTCAAGTAGAACTAACAACGTGCGAGATTAGATATCTTGTACATGCTATGTGGGAAGTTGATCCCATATCATCATTGAAACTAGCATCACGTGCTGGTGTTGATGATGTTAAACTTGAACAACACTTATCTAAATGTTATAAGAGGGCAATTAGAGAAGTATAACATTATTATTTTATCATGTATCAAGCGTTACCTAGTCGATTACACATTAAGGATAGCTCTGTCGCAGGACAGGGCGTTTTTGCTTTGGAGGATATCCCATCAGGACTTGTGCTAGGTATGTCCCATATTATTGTAGATGAGGTTATTTACAGGACACCTCTTGGTGGTTTCATTAATCATAGTGATGATCCTAATTGTGTTAAGTGGTGTGAGGAGGACAAATACTTCATTAAGACACTACGTAAGATACACAAGGGTGAAGAACTATTTCTAAAATACACATTTTATCAGGTATCATGAGTTCTGATTTACTATTAAAAATATACATGAGTGTGACTAGACCCACAGTGGTTAAGTACACACCACCTCGCAGATCACATAACGTAGCATTATATGGTTAGAGCATGGAGGATCTGGAAGTATGCACTGGGTTCGTTTTCTGATGCGAGAACAAAACGATACGACAATCACGTTGTTTTGGTACGTTCTCTTATATTCTTTTCTTATCTCATTACTAATTGTTTTATTGTTGCAGGGGTAATTCGTCACTGGAATCATCTATGAGAAATACTATATTATTCGGTGACTGTAGAGACACACTGAAGACATTACATGGTCACATTACCACTGGTATTGCTGAGAGACCACGTATGTGTGTTACATCACCACCTTACTATGGTCTAAGAGACTATGGTGGTGAGGATAAACAAATTGGACAAGAGCAAACACCTGAAGAATTTATAGATAATTTAGTGAAGGTATTCAGGAGTGTACGTGATGTGCTCACAGATGATGGAACTTGTTGGGTTAATATTGGCGATAGTTACTATAATTACAGACCTGGAAGGGGACAAGGACTGGCAAAACAGACAGTCTCAAATACTAGACAAGACTTACCAGATGTGTGTCCTCGCAGAGGAAATAGACTCGAAGGACTCAAAGAAAAAGATTTAATTGGTATACCTTGGATGTTAGCATTTGCACTACGTGCTGATGGATGGTATCTAAGGCAAGATATTATTTGGCATAAACCTAATCCAATGCCTGAATCAGTCAGGGATAGGTGTACTAAATCACATGAGTACATATTTTTATTAAGTAAGAGTAAGAAATATTACTATAATAATGAAGCAATCAAAGAACCAGCAAAAGACTGGGGAACAAGAGATAGATCCAAAGGAAAATATCATAACAAGGGAACAGGACTACAACCACATTCAGGTCTTGCAAAGAGTTATCCAAAAAAGAATAAACGATCTGTCTGGTCGGTGACCAATAAACCTTATAAGGGTGCTCATTTCGCTTGTTATCCACCTGATCTCATTGAACCATGCATTCTAGCAGGTAGTGAGGAGGGTGATATTATACTTGATCCATTCATGGGATCAGGAACTACTGCGATGGTTGCTAAGAAACATAATAGAGCATACATTGGATGTGAACTGCATGAGGACTATGCCAGTTTACAAAGTGACCGTATTGCCACCATTCCAGCGAAATTACCGTTATTATAGGTACATACCAATCAAGGACACCCAGAAGTCATGACTAAAACAGCATTCTACCCAGACACAATGAAGATAGCAGACAGAGTAATCATACTCGGTCAGGCACTTCAAACAAATTATGATAGAAGAGGATATTCATCTGATACTGTGTTTGATGTTGTTGAAGGTCGTAAGTATTGGAAGATCAACATGATCAACAATCAAGAGAGTGTACATGCATTCATTGATAAGAAGACTGGTGATGTATTCAAACCAGCATCATGGAGAGGACCAGCAAAGATAGCAAGATATAATTTACTCGATGAAGTATCATATGGTGAGTGCATTCAGAGAGCAGACTGGGCAGGTGGTTATCTCTATCTTAGATAGGGATTGACTTTTGCCCATTCTTGTGCTAAATTGTATTACAGAGCATCCTCAACATGAATTTAATCTTAGATGAACTACTAGAACTCATTGAAGTTCCAGTTATCCCTGAAGTAAGGTCAGCAGGTCAGGTCAGGATCTATCCAAAGAGAGATCTTGATTATGATCATGAGCAACGCTTCTGGAGACTATTTGGTAAGTATCCTAATGATTTTGCAGCAGCAGTCAACAAATTGTTGCCTGATAGTGTTAAGTTTGTTTCATATGATCATCTTAACAATGTGCTGACTTATGAACAACCATGAGTACCATCGAACTGATGGTGACCCTGATGGTGAGGATTTACGTGTAAATGCTACACGTGATAGTATATGTGAGTGGGCTATGGATTACATAGTCACTTTAGTCAATGAAGAGCGATTCGCAGATGCACAATGTGTCTACGAAGAGTTCTTTCATTGGTTGGATATAAAACATCTAAATAAGGAACTCACAATTTATACATGCCAAGATGACATCAAGAAGCTCTATGACTCAATCAGAGCTCCAAGCGATGATTGATGAATTAACCATTAAATTGGTTAAGGAGCAATCTAGCAAGGGCAAAGAACAGTTAAAACAGGAAATCAATGAACTCTTACAACTATGTGGAGAATGTAAACTATGAAGGTTAAATCAGCCCCAACAGAACAAGTCCATGTGGACGATTTTAGAAAGAATGTGAGTGATACTGTTGAGGTACAGAAGTTCCCCACACCAGAGGAGCAGATCACTGATACTGAGAAGGAAGAGTATTCTATCTCTCAGTATCAGAAGTACGTCCTTAATAAGACTCCAGCATGTATGAAACGCATTCAACGCATGAAAGTATCAGATAAAGAGATCACCGATCTTCTAGAGACTCACGAGGGTCGTAGAAAGATCGGATATAATTATCTAAGACGAACAGTTAATTGGGATGCCTAGAACACAAAAAGCATTTGATGATAATGTTAAGGCATTAAATTCAAAGCAACGTAAGACTAGGAGTGATAAGAAACCAGAGTTTATCAAGGTCAAGTCCGATGCTAAATGGGAACTAGGCAATGGTAATGGTAACATATCACGTACAATGCCTTGGTACTTACATCCTGTTAA